ATATAGATTTTAAAAGATTTCAATATTATTTAGGTTTAGGAGCTTCTAGAACACTTAAAAAAGTTTCTCAAAACTTCAGTTTGTCAGATAGGAGAATCTATCAAATTGCTGCTAAAAATCAATGGACAGATAGAGTAAAAGCTATAAATAAAATGCTAAATGAGCAGATAATTAGTGAAGTTTTTGCTCAAGTAGGAGAAACAGCTAGAGATCTAGCAGATAATCTTAAGCCTTTAATATTTAGAATAATTAATGAAATAAATGAAAGAGATTTAGCATCTATGAATCCTACAGAACTTAAAGGAATCTTAGATATTTGTTATAAGATTATTAGCCAGATTTATGGTTTAGGACAACCTCAAGTAACAGTTAATCATATAGAACAACCACAGATAAGGTTTAAATGGGATTGGGAGCAGGATGATGAGCCAGATTATTGAGGCTACTCCACCTGATCTACATTCTGGGCAAATAGAACTAATACAGGCATTAGATAAAAATAGATTTGTTATTGCAGTATGTGGCAGGAGATGGGGTAAAAGTACAGCATCATTAGTTGCTGCTACAGATCAAGCTATGAAAGGATTAAAAGTATGGGTTATCTTTCCTGTATATCCACAAGCACTTGAAGCATGGTTAAATATAAAATCTTTAGTTAGACAATTACCAGAGGGCTATGCAGAAACAAGAGAAGTAGAAAAAAGAGTTGTATTGCAAAATGGTGGATCTATACAAATAAAATCAGCTAACAAGCCTGAATCATTAAGAGGTGCAGGTGGTATATCTTTAATTATCTTTGATGAGGCAGCTTATATGGAAAAAGAGACTTGGGAGACAGTTAGACCTATTCTTTCTGATTCATTAGGCAAAGCATTATTTATATCTACTCCTAATGGGATGAATTGGTTTTATGAACTCTATGACAATGCAAAAAGGAGAGATGATTGGAAAGTATTGCACTATGCAACTGAATCTAATCCTAATATCAACAAAGATGAATTATCACAGGCTAGAGAGGAACTTGGATCTCTTGTCTATAGTCAGGAGTTTCAAGCAGAATTTACAGAAGTTGGACACATGTTCAAAAGAGAATGGTTTAAATATTATGATGTTATTGAACAAGATGATCCAGAATATATCTTAGGAGATGAAGTTGTTAAGCATAGTGAGTTATCTATCTTTGGCACTATGGACACAGCACTAAGTATTAAGGAGACTGCTGATTACTCAGTAATAATGACAGTTGGCTCAACTCCTAGTGGTAAGCTATTAGTAATGGATGTATTCAGAGCCAGACTAGAAGCTCCAGAGTTACTTCCACAGATAGAAGCAAAGATAAATGAATACAACATGTCTTGGTTGGGAGTGGAGGATTCTAGTTTTGGGCTTGGTATTATTCAGATGGCTAGGAGGCAGGGTTTGCCAATAAAGAACTTAAAGGCAGACAAATCAAAAACTGCTAGAGCTGTTCCTGCTGCTGCAGGAGTAGAAAATGGCTCTATATGGTTTTTGAAAAATGCTAAATGGCTTGTAGAATTTGAAAGAGAATTAACTAGCTTTCCATCCTCTGGATCTCATGATGATATGGTGGATGCCTTAGCTTATGCAGCTAGGTTTGGAATAGTTAGAAAGACAACATGGAGTGTAACCTAATTGGGAATAGCAGACAACATTAGAGGCTTTTTTAATCAACAGGAAGTCAATACAGAAAAGAAAACATTTAACAACTTTCCAACATCACAAATAGTTTTTCCATTTAACTCTGATGCAGGTTTTTTTAGTGGAGTAAATCAGATGTCTCCAGAGGGCAATAGTGCTGCATTAGCATGTCTCTCAGTATTAGGGACTGCATTTAGTGAGCCTCCTCTTAAAGTTTATTTAAAAAATGATGAGGGTATGGAGTATGTGCCTAATCATCCTGCTCAAGAATTAATGGATAATCCTAATCCAAATATGAGTTCAAGTTTAATGAATAATTATATTGTTACTTCTATTGCTGTATCTGGAGATGCTTTCTTATTAAAACTAAGGAATGATGCAGGACAAGTAGTTCAGTTAGTTCCATTGTTACCAGAGATGGTAGAAGTTAAAGGCAATAATGAACAGCTTATAACTAAGTATCAATATAAACAAAAAGGCAACACATTAGAGATAATGCCAGAGGATATGATTCACTTAAGAGAAAGAATAGATCCTAGAAATCACAGGAGAGGGCTTTCTCCACTTAGATCAGTTATGGTTGAAATATTAGGAGATGCAGCAGCTTCTCAGATGGGTGCAGCTTTAGTTAAGAATACAGGTGTTCCTAGTGTTGTTATATCTCCAAAGAATGACTTATCAATGACAAGTGATGAAGCAGAAAATATTGCAGAAGTATTTGGAAGAAGATTTGGTGGGGAACACAGAGGGAAGCCCTTAGTTATATCTGGTGGAGAAGTTGATATCAAAACTCTTTCTTTTTCTCCTAAAGATTTAGAAATAGGGAAACTTAGATACATTAATGAGGAAAGAATATCTGCTGTTTTAGGTGTTCCTGCAGTTCTTGCTTCTCTTGGTAGTGGCTTGGAAAGAGCAACCTATTCTAATGTAAAAGAGTTAAGAGAGTTCTTTACAGAGCAAAAACTTATTCCAATGTGGAAGCACTTTGCCAATGAATTTACTAAACAATTATTATTACAAGATTTTGAGGACAATAAAGATTACTGCTTTAAATATGATTTATCAGATGTAAGAGCTTTATCACAAGATGAAGATGCAGAGATGCAAAGAATAGTTACAGGATTTAATGCAGGGTTTGTAACTGTGAATGAAGCTAGACAAGCAACTCAATTACCTACTTTAGATAATGGAGATTACTTTGTCAGAAATATGCAAATAGCTGAAGTTCCTGTAGATGGATCAGAGGTAACTATGTATCATGGCACAGAGTTTGCTCAATCTAATGTAGTAGAGGAAAAAGAATTAACTGCTGTAGATACAGATGCAAAGATGATACAAGAACAAGATGGGCAATACTGTGTTCTTAGTGAGGATGGAAGTAGATCTTTTGGTTGTTATGACACTAGACAAGAAGCTGAGGAGAGATTAGCTCAAGTAGAGGCTTTTGCAGATGATGATAAGTATGGAAAGCCTAAGAAACCAAAGAAACCTAAAAAGCCTAAGAAAGATAATAAAGCTGTAGAGAATGTTCCAGATTATATACAAAAGAATGCAGCTAGAGGTTTAGAACTACTTGAATATGCAGGATCTGGATTAACAGATAAAACTAAGAGAGAAGCCAGAGATATGGCTAATGGAAAGATTTCAGATAACAAAGTTGTGAGAATGGCAGCTTGGTTTGCTAGGCATGAGGGAGATTTAGATTCAGAAGCAGCTAATGATTATCTTAATGGAGATAGTGATAGACCAACAGCAGGACAAGTAGCTTGGTTGTTATGGGGTGGAGATATAACTAAATCTAACAAGATGAGAGCTTTTAATTGGGCTACAAAAGAAGCTGAGAAAGTAAAAGAGGAGAAATCATCATATCCACTTTATGGATGGCAAGAGCCAACAGTTAAATTCTTAGGATTACCAACTGTTAAGCATTACAGAACAGAGATAGAAAAGAAAGAACTCTGGGAGGCAATTAATGGCTTAGAGGATGTATGGATGGACTATATGTCTAATGTATATGCAAAAGAATTAAATAGACAAAAGAGAGGTTTAACTAAAGTTGCTAAAGGAAGTCATGACTTAGATGCTTTAGAAACAAATGTAGATATATTTTTAAGTGGCTCAAAGTTTGATAAAGAACTATTACCATTCTTTTATTCTCTTGGGGATGATATGTCAGTTAGAACTTGGGATAATCTCTTTCCTGCTCAAGATAATTTCAAAGCAGCTGATCCTGTTGATTTAGATGTAACAATACCAGAGGAACAAGCAGTAAGAACTGTGTTTGGTGCATTAGCAGCAGATCAAGTTATAGATGCAACATCAGTTAAAAAGATTATAGAGGGTGGCTTTTATA